GGAAATTCATCCCAATTGTTCATCGTAAACATTTTGATAAGTTGTTTTCTTGTAAGTTGAATACACATGGGGTTGGTAAGACACCAAATGGGTATTTGGTTTATGATGTCAATTATGGGCTGACTAGTGGGGACATGGATACTGCTTTAATTGGCTGTTTGATGATGAGTGCTTTGTTATATGTGTATAAAGAACAAAGGAGGGTCGAGGTGGAGGTGCTTGATATGGGAGATGATTCCGTTGTTATCTTAGAACAAGAGGACTTGGATAAATTCTCATGGGGTTTGCGTGATTGGTTTTTGATCATGGGATTTGACATGAAGATTGATAAGGTTTGTTATGAAATGGAGCATATACGATTCTGTCAGTGCGCACCACTTAATTTAGGCAATGTAACTTTAATGGTCCGAGCCTTCCCCAATGCTTGGACAAAAGATGTTTGTACATTGTTGCCTATTAAAGACGAAAAGACTTTCCAACGTTGGTTAACAACTGTTGGACAAGGCGGTGTTGCATGGATGGGTTGTGTTCCAATTTATGGAGCTTTTTACCGAAGCTTGCTCTTCGATGTCGATCCTATTCAACACCCATTGTTAGAGAATGGTTCTAAGGTTTATTGGTGTAAGGACTTGAATATGTCCCATTATCCATTAACAGCCGCTGCCAGGGTTTCCTTCCACCTGGCATTTGGCATACCTCCTGATGAACAGATAGCTATTGAGAGATCATTTTCCGTACCTACATACACTGTCCCGTTGCCAGGTACTGATAATTTTGGCTTCGATTTTTATGATGGGGAATGCTAAGACTGAGAGAAAGAAGCGACAACGCCAGCGTCGTTCCAGTGGAAAACCGACAGTTCGTCCGAGAAATGTGCCTCGTCGTGCTAGACTTGGGCTGTCTACTGCTGCACCTATTGGAACCCTTGCTGCTCGTTCAAGTTTCCAGCAGAGGGAGCTTACAACCGGTAATTTTGTCTCACCTAATTTGCCGATTGCTAAGTTTTCTCGCCGTCGTGCTAGGGCTAGTAGGATTGGTGTGAGTGGTACTAATGATATTGCTAGTATCCCACCCCTGCTGCTTGCCTATGCCGACCCCTGGGACCCTGATGCTGATGGTGTGCGTTATCCAGATCAGTTTCGTGGAATGTCCGGAACTTATACTAGTTCTTATTCAGGACAGATTTTTACCGGTGCTGCAGGTAACACTGATTTGAATTTATTCAATGTTAACCCGACCGGTGGCACGGCACTTTTCTGTTGCACGCCCGATCCATCAAGCCCTGTTGTTTGGGGCTTGATTGGTACCCAGACCGCTGTGGGTGCCTATCAGAATATACCTAATATGTTTGCTTGGCCAAATGGGATTGTTTACACTGGCGCTGCTGGTAGTTTGAATGCATTTGGACCAACACTTGGTATATTAAATTCTGACACAGTTGTTGGAAACATTATGGGACTTAGGGCTCTTTACTCCAATTGTCGTTTGGTTGCAGGAGGTGTTAAATTGTTTACGACTATGAATTTTTCGGCAGTAAGCGGTACAATTCATATTGCACCGGTGAAGGTCAATTTGGCTCGGATGGCTGTCGTGCCTTCCAATCAGCCCAATTTTCCAGCTACACATGAGATGCTGAATGGGTGGCAAGTTGCTTTACCACAGAATCTTAGTGATATGACGGAGCTTCCTGGTTATATGGAGTATCCTCTATCTTCTTTAGAGTCTGATGAGATTGTTGCCCTGTTTGAGAGGTATGGTGATGAAGCCAAGCTTTTCAAACCAACTGGCACCATGTGGGGCGCTGACGATAATGATGTAGGCAATTTAGCAGTCAGATATGGTACTGCAGATTTGTTTGACTCCTATGGTCATTATTGTTTGGTAGTGGCAATAACTGGTGTGTTGAAGGCAGATGGCACTGCCCCTGCAGGTAACACACCTATTGCTGAGATACAAACTCGAATGCATTATGAGTGTCAAGCAAACCCAGCTGCTACTATTGCATCTGGTTTGATCCAGTACCCTGCGGGGACCACTTTCAGTAGTGGGGCACATGGACCTGGTTTACAATCTAAGGCACCACCACATCAACCTTTGTTGATGGCTGCTTTGGATAATATAGCTGGGGACATCCCAACTATCCGAAATGTTGACGATGCTGGAGTTGAGGAGGTTGGATTTATGAATGAAG